AATTGCCGAGCGCGACGGTGGGGAGAATATCAACGTTAGCGTTCTAGATCCGAGCGCCTTTTCAGAGGATGGTGGTCCGTCGATTGGTGAGCGGATTAACGCCGTGCTGGCGAAGCGAAAGACGGGGTTATTCCGCCGCGCCGATAATAAGCGCGTTTCCGGTTCTGGCGCGATGGGTGGTTGGGACCAAATGCGCGCTAGGCTGCGCGGTCGTGGCGGTGTGCCGATGTTGTATTTCGATGCATCTTGTGTGCATACTATTCGGACTTTGGCTGTTCTTCAGCATGACGAGAGCCGGCCAGAAGACCTGGATACAGACAGCGAAGATCACGCGGCAGATGAAACGAGATATGCTTGCATGGCCCGCCCGTTCGTTGTTGATCTAAAGCCGGTTTCCCCGCCGACGTTCGGTTATCGAGCAAGCGAGGGCGGTATTATTAAGTCCGATCTGACGTTCAATCAACTGCGCGATCTGCACAAACGCGCGGCGGGTGGCTGGTAATGGCAGACGATCCCGAAAACCCTAGCGGCGCTGTTTACGAGACGCAGAGCGACGACGGAAAGACGCCGGAAGCGCTTGTGACGTTTTGGTGCCAGTGTCTATCGCTTGCCGACTCCGAGGAAAAGGTTTGGCGCGATAAGTGCGCGCATATCATTGACATTTACCGAGGCCGAGCGTCAGCTTTAACCAAGGCGAGCGCATCGACGGTATCGGCCTCGCCGTCATCGTTCAACATCCTGCGCGCCAACATTCGCACCATCCGCCCGAACCTGTACAACTCGACGCCGATCCCGGATATCCGCCGCCGGTTCGGCGATCGTGACGAGTTGTCGCAGTTCGCTGGCGATCTGTTGGAGCGCGCCGTGTCTGCCGATTTGGATGACGGAAATTTCGATCGCGTGATGATCGGCGCCACACAGGATATGCTGCTGGTTGGGCGCGGCGTGCCGTGGGTCCGGCTTGACGGCGTGATCGAGGATGAAGCCAACGTCAAAAGTGTGTCTGTGCGGATGGAGTTGGTTCCGTGGGATGAGTTTAGGCGCTCGTCAGGCCGTTGTTGGGACGATGTGTGGTGGGTTGCGCGGCGGCATCTGATGCGGCGCGAGGATGTTCGAAAGATTAACCCAGAGGCTGCAGGCCAGATCAGGCTTGACTATTCCCTGAACGGGAAGCCGAGGAGTGGCGACGGGGCAGATAGCGAAGTCTACAAGCGCGCCGAGGTTTGGGAGGTTTGGGACAAGGACACGCGGCGGGTGTTGTGGATCGCGCGGTCATGGCGAGAGGCGCCGTTGCTCGTTGCCGATGATCCGCTGCAACTGAGCGGGTTTTTCCCGTGTCCGCCGCCGCTGTACGATGATGCGGACACGTCGTCGCTGGTTCCGGTCCCGGACTATCTCAGTTACGAGAACCAGGCGAAAGAGTTGGAAAGCCTGACGCAGCGCATTCGGGCGCTCGTCGCCGTGCTCAAGTGGCGGGGTGCTTACGATTCCGTGTTGTCGGAGATCGGCGAGGTCATGACCTCCGATGATGGCGTGCTCGTCCCGGTCAAGAACGCAGCGGCGATCATGTCGGCGGGCGGCATGGAGAAGGCTATTTGGCTGATGCCGCTTGACAAGGCGATCGCTGTGTTGCGTTCGCTGTATGAAAGCCGTGAACAGGTCAAGCAGACGATCTACGAGATTACGGGGATTGCCGATATTCAGCGTGGATCGAGCAACCCGAACGAGACGCTCGGGGCGCAGCAACTCAAGGCGCAATGGGGTTCGGGCCGGTTGCAGGAGCGGCAGCGGGCGGTTCAACTCATGGCGCGCAATTTGATCCGAATGAAGGTCGAATTGCTGGCGGAACACGCGCCGCAAGATTTGCTGTGGGAGATGGCGGGGATGGAAAGGCCGCAGCCAGAGCCGCCTGAGATGCCGTCGGTTCCTCAGCTGCAAATGCCGCCAGCGCCGCAACCGCAGATGCCTCCGCTTGTGCAGACGAGAATACCGCCCGCGCCGATGCCGTTGTTACGGCCGTCGCCCATGAATGGAGGCATGCCGAATGTTCCCGCCTCTTAACGGTCAGATGCCGCGGCCAGAGGCGGACCCGGATGATGTTACCCCTGAGAACCTCGCGCGCATTCTGCACAGTGACAACATGCGGATGTGGCGGATCGATATCGAGACGGATTCGACCATTCAAGCCGACGTTTCCGAAGCGCAGCGGAATATGAGCGGGTTCGTCCAGGGTTTGGCAGCGTATCTTACGGCGATCGGGCCGGCGGTGCAGGCGGGTGTGGTCAAGGTCGAAACCGCGGCGGATTTGCTTAAAGCGTTTGCTCGTGCGTACAAGCTGGGGCGGTCAGCCGAGACGGCGATCGAGGATATCGGCAAGGAAGAGGAATCAGAACCCGGCGAGGCCCCGCCTGTTCCGCAAGGTCCGTCGCCGGAAGAGGTTGCGGCGAAACAAAAGGCCGATGCCGAAGCGGCGAAAACGCAGGCTGAAATGGCTGGGTTGCAGCGCGACGAGCAATTGTCGCAGGCGCAATTTGCGGCGGACATGAAAAAGTTGCAGAACGAGATGCTGCTTGCGCAGCAGCAAATGCAGCGCGACATGGCGAAGATGCAGCTTGAGATGCAGGTGATTTCCGCGAAAGCAGCTACTTTGATGGCGGAACAGACAGGAGTGAATGACAATGGCAATCCCGGCGGCGCGTGATATCAAGGATACTCACCCGGCGGTGTTACGTGGATCGAGGCGGTGGGCTGCGATTACGGCCGGCGTGGCGTTGAACCCGCTACCCGAAGCGATCTACTGCAAGGGCGCTGGTGATGCGACGCTGATCCAGGACGATGACACGACCGAGGTTGCGTTTACCGGGTTTGTCGCCGGCGTGGTTTATCCGTTGCAGCCGTACAAGGTGAAGTCCGGCGCGACGGCGACGTTTATCGCGTTGTACTGATGACGCGATACTACTGGGATCGAGATGCTATGGACTGGGCGCCGGTTCCACCTCGTGTTGTGCGAGTGTCGGTAGCGCCGGCTGTCTGGAATGATATCGGCGGGTACTCGTGTCCGATCACGGGCAGAGAGATCGGCTCTCGCTCGACGCATCGGGAGAACCTGCGCCAGCACGGTTGCCGCGTGCTTGAGCCTGACGAAATGCGGCCTTCACTGTTCGGGAAGGAATACGCAGGGAGCAAACTCTACAACCCTGATCGCGGACAGGAAGTGCAGCGCGAAATGGATGCGCGCCGTGCTGACACGCATGGATATGAACGCGCCGCGGTTGTGGAACCTGGGAAGCCGGCGTGAACAGTTTGCTGGCGACACTGCTTGGTAAGCAGCCTGCGGAATCGCAGGATATGGCTCAGATGTTTCGTGCTCCCCCGCGTTTTGAATTGGGTCGCTACCAAACGCAGCTATCTCCCGATGACGAAGCCAGGTATCAGGCAGAGATGGGACCGCGCGCATCTGACACGCTGGATTACGATATGCGTGGCTGGTGGTTGGCGCATCGAGGGCAGCCGATCCCTGCCGAGGGCGTTCACTTCGAGGATACCTATAAACTCCCAAACCATCCGACGTTTAGCGACGAAAGCAAGGTGCATGGAGTTGACGGATTTACCGGCGGAACTTGGGGAAGGGAGGAAGGCGGGAAGGATACTTTCACGCCATCGCCGACTAATTTGGCGAATATGGGGGCCGCCGGATTGAAAGATTATTTCAGGGAAGTAGAGCCTAGCGCCGTTTTGTTATCCACATTACTAGGTGGCAAGAATGCCAGATGATTTGACGATTGACGCGGCGGTTGACGCGGCGTTCGACCAAGCGTTTCCAAGCGATAGCGCGCCAGAACCGAAAACCGAACTCGCGGATGCGCTAGATGGTGGCGACACAGATAGCCGTCCGCGCGATGAGAAGGGGCGCTTTGCGCCAAAGGCTGCCGACGACGGCGCCGAGCCGGATAAGGAACCGGAGACGGCAGACGCGGCGGACGATGCCAAGCCTGATGCCGAGATTACCGATCAGGGCAAGACAGAGGCGACGATCGAACCGGCAGCCGCACCAGCGGTCCCGGCCATTGATCCGCCGCAGTCGTGGTCGGCTGCCGAGCGCGAGCACTGGGCCTCGCTCTCACCCGACGTGCAGCGGACGGTGCTGCGTCGGGAGAGTGATTTCCAGCGTTATGCGCAGCAGGTTGCCGAGAGGATTAACAACGATCCGGTCCGGCAAGCGCTAGAGCCGGTACGGCAGCAGCTTCAGCTAAGTGGTGTCGATGAGGGGGCGTATGTTCGTTCGCTCGTTACCGCCGCTCAATTGCTGGAAACGAAGCCGTATGAGGCGATTGCGTGGTTGGCTCACCAAAAGGGCGTCGATTTGACGCGATTTGGAGCCGCCCAAAGCCAGGACGTTGACGAACAGAACCCCATTGATCCGCGATTCCAGGCGTTACAGCAGCGGGTCGATCAGTTGACGCAACACATCACACAGCAAGCGCAGGAAGCCGAAAGGCAGAGGCAGGTTGCTGAGCAGACGACTGTTTCGCAATTGCAGAAGTCCATTAACGATTTCTCCAATTCGCCCGAGAACAAGTATTTCGCGCGAGTTCGGGACTCGATGGCGGCAATGGCAAGAGCGGGCATTAGCAGCGATCTTAAGGTGCTTTACGATCAGGCTGTTTGGGCTAACCCGGAAACGCGCGCGGAACTGCTCGCTGAGCAGACGGCTGCGGTAAGGGCACAAGCCGAGAAGGCTGCGGTCGAAGAGCGCAAGAAGATCGAGAATGCTGCGGCTGCGAAGCGACTGAAAACCGCGACTGCTGCGACCCCGAAAGTGCGGAACGAGCCCGGATCGCGGGCCGCTACGTCGCGAGTTGGGCCGAACGCTGTGGAAGATGCTGTTGACTCAACGTTCGATGCGCTGTTCGGCGCTTAACGGAGCGCACAGCAGCAAAGGACTAGGCTAGATGCCTGCCAATAGCACGTTCACGGAGTTGGTCACCACGACCCTCCGCAACCATCCCGATATGATGAGCGATAATGTTTCGCTTCACAACGGGCTTTACAGCTACCTTAAGGAAAAGGGCAAGATCAAGAAGGTCAGTGGCGGATATGAGATCGTCCGCCCGATCGACTGGGCCGAAAACAGCACGTATCAGCGTTTTTCCGGCTACGACACCTTGTCCATCGCCGCTTCTGATGTTCTGTCGGCGGCGAAGTATGACTGGGTGCAGGCGGCTGTTCATGTCGTCGCTTCCGGGCTTGAAATCCGCGTTAACAGCGGTTCCGAGCAGATTCGCGATCTGGTCAAGGACCGGCTCAAGAACGCCATGCGGACGGCTGCCAACAATATGTCGCTCGATATCTATTCGAGTGGCGCGTTGACGAACCAGATGGGCGGCCTCGGCGCGCTTGTTACGGCGGATGGCACCGGCACCGTCGGCGGGATCATCGCCGGAACCTACACGGCATGGAAAAACCAGTTCTATGAATGCCCGTCTACGCCAACCGCGTCGAATATCCGGCAGTTCATGAACCGGCTCTACCTGCTTTGCACGCGCGGCTCGGATCGCCCTGACCTGATCATCCTGAGCAACGATCTTTATTCGTTGTATTGGGACTCGCTGCAAGGTCTTCAGCGGTACACGAACGACAAGGCGGAGACGGTTCAGGCCGGTTTCCCCGCGCTCAAGTTCGTCGGCGCTGATGTCATCCATGACGTGAACGCCACGTTCACCGCCACGTCGAAGCTCGGGTATTTCCTGAACACTGACTACATCGAGTTGGTCGTTCATAAGGACGCGAATTGGACGGCGACACCTGAGAAGATGTCTACCAACCAGGATGCAGTCATTCACCCGGTCCTTTGGCAGGGCCAATTGTGCCTGAGCAACCGCGCCCTTCAGGGCCGTTTGCAAGACGCTTCGTAAGGAGGGCTGAATTATGGCTTGGCGTATCTCTGACCCGCGTGCGGGTCTTCCTCCGATCGTAAGCACTTCGACCACGAAGGGTTGTCCGCTCGGCACCATCGTTCGGGCTGTTGATGATAGCACGAATGAGGCTGGTGAGTTCATCTACCTTCAGGGTGTTGCGAACACGGCCGTTGGTTCGATCGCAATGTTTGGATCGAACTTCACGACTGTGCTTTCGACGGATAACGCGAACCTTGCGAACCCGATTGGTATTGCAATGTCGGCGAATGTTGCCAGCCAATATGGCTGGTATCAGATTTCCGGCGAAGCGGTTGCCAAGAAGATCGCGGGCGCGAAGGTCAACCCGAACGTGAAACTCTACGTTGGGGCCGATGGCCTTACTGCCACGTCGGCGACTGGTAAGGTCATCGTTGGCCTCAAGTCGGCGAACGTGGCGACGCTGGCGTCGGCGGCGGTGTTGGTCACGGTTATCTGTGATCGGCCGACGCTGTTTGCCCAGCTCGTTACCTCGTAGGCATGGCATGACGACGGTCGCTTGCGTCAAGTACGGCGAAAAGTACGGACCAGAGTACGTAAATCGGCTCTATGCCGGGCTCTGCGCCCATATTTCGCCGTCCGTGCAAGCGGCTTTCGTCTGCTTTACCGACGATCCTTCGGGGTTGAGGCCGGAAATCGAAACCCGACCTCTCCCTGAGGGGTTATCGCACTGGTGGAATAAGCTGGCGCTGTTCAAGCCCGGTGCGTTCCCGGAAGGCGAGCGCGTCATTTACATCGATTTGGATACCGTCATCATCGCCGACGTTGATTTCCTGTTTTCAGATGGCATCCCTGACGACGCGATTGTTGGTCTCGCAGATCCATTCGAGACTGGCGTTTGGTGCAGCGGGTTCATGTCATGGCGGTCGGGGATGCTTGACGGCGTGTGGACCGCTTACGAGGAAGAGGGGCGCCCCGGCGATGATGTTTACGATACCGGGGACCAAGAATTTACCCGCACGCACTGTGCAGTTCCGGTGGCGTTTGCGCAAGACTTATGGCCGGGCAAATTCGCGTCATACAAGGCGCATTGCGGGGAAGGCGCCCCGCCGCGCGATGCTGCGATTGTCTACTTTCACGGGTTCCCGAAACCGAAAGATGTTGCCGACGAATGGGTTGGCATGGCGTGGTCAGACGCGCCTAAAACCGAAGAGTTGGTGCGGGCTTACTGCAATACCTCGCGTGAGAAACGGGACGCTAACCGCGCTTACGCGCGCTCGCTCGGGCACGACGAGTTGCTCGCAGGGAAGCCAGCGCATAAACGTGTGGCCTTGATCTGCTGTGGCGGCCCGTCGCTCAAGGATACGTGGGTTGCCGCGCGTAGGATGCAGCGAGCCGGTGCTGATCTGTTTGCGGTAAACGGTGTTGCTGGGTGGCTGGTTCAGCGCGGCGTTAACCCGGACGCGCAGGTTATCCTAGACGCGCGACCGGAAAACGTTGCGTTCGTTTCCCGCAGTTATGCGGATCGGTACTATATCGCTGCACACTGCGCTCCGATAATCCTAGACGCGCTGGCCGATGAGCAAGTTATCCTATTCGACTCTGATCATATCGGAGATGTAGGGTCTACTGTAGGATTGTATGCCATGGCGATCGCGGCACTTGAAGGGTATCGCGATATTCATGTCTTCGGCATGGATAGCTGCTACCGAGGCGATCGCCATCACGCTTATGAGCAGGCGTTGAACGAAGGCGAGGTGGTCAAAGAGTGCGTGCTGAAGATCAACGGCCGCGAGCGAGTATATCGTGGCGCCGGCTGGATGTTTCGGCAGGCGCAGGAATATTTCCACACGGCCAGGCAGTTGATGGACGTGGGGTGCTCGATCACGGTTCACGGCCCGTCGCTGATTAAGGACATAACCCACGCCATCGGCGGGACTGTCCCGCCCGATATTTTCCCACCTGAAGGAAGTGATGCCAATGTCGATTGCGCAGCCTGAGCGGATCTTAAACCACAACGTGCAGTTTGACGGCCCGCCGCCGCGTCCGCGGCTGTTCTTTGAGGTCGAAGCTGACGCGGTTGAGGACGAGGCGAAATCAGCGCGCGAAGGCAGGAAATGCTACACGGAAAAGACGTTTTTGTGTTGGACGAAGGTTGGCGCGTACAATCACACGAAGACGCGGGCGGAAGTATCGCCGCGCAATCGGTGCGCTGACGAATATACTGACGTGTGGACTTTCTGCGGCGGGCGCGAGTTCTACGAGACATGGCGCAAATCGAACGGCGACGTTGACCCGATCAATGGCACGCCGTTAAGAACGTGGCCTCTGGTCAATTCCGCGCAAATCAGGGAGTTGGATTACGTGAACGTTCGGTCGGTCGAAGACCTCGCCAGCGTTACTGACGGCGATGCGATGCGCCTCGGCATGGGCATCCGCGGCCTCGTCGAAAAGGCGCGGATCTGGTTGAAAGAGGCGGAAGAGAAGGGCGTTGTTGTTGAGGCGAACGCGCGGATGCAGTCGCAGGTTACGGAACAGCAGGCGGTAATTGAGGAACAGGCCAGAGCGATTGCGGATCTTCAGGCTGTTGTTGAGCGGCTGGCTGGGCAAGCGGAATCCCCGCGCCGTGGCCCTGGTCGCCCTCCGAAGAACGGGTAACTATCGATGACCATTCTTACCGTCGTCAACAACGTCCAAGCCGGACTGACGTTGCCGCTATCGTCCTCGGTGGTTGGGTCGGATGACGAAACTGCGTTGCAGATGCTGAAACTCGCTAACGATGAAGGGCGGGTTTTGGCGCGGCGGTATGAATGGCAGGCGCTGCAGACGGAAAAGACGTTTACGGCGACGGCAACCGAGACGCAAAACGGTGCAGTTCCCAGCGACTTTGACCGGATCATCAACGGGTCGTTTTTCAACCGGACGCGAAAGCGAATTGTTCAAGGCCCGCTTTCGTCGCCCGCTTGGCAATATCTGAAATCGGTAATCGCATCGACTGTTTGGGACAGCTACCGCATTCGCGGTAATGACATGCTGATTTCGCCGGTCCCGTCCGCTGGGGACGTGTACGCGTTTGAGTATATCACGAAGAATTGGGTTTCTGATGCCGGTACTCCATCGCCGACATACCGAGCCACGTATCAAGCCGACACTGATGTTGCGCGTCTCGATGAGTGGCTGATCGAACTTGGCGTGCGCTGGCGGTGGTTGCAGGCAAAGGGGTTGCCGTATCAGGAAGATTTCGCGACGTATGAACGCGAGGTCTACAACGCAATGACGAAGGATGGTGGTAAAGAGGTTCTCAACGTTGGGTTGACGACCGACTTCGGGAAGCCGCGCGCGCCGATCGTGCAAGAAGGCAGTTGGGACATTCTCTGATGCTTTCCCCTGTCGCGCCCGCTGCTATGAGGCAGTCTTTGACTTCGATGCTCCCCGCCCCGGTGAGGGGTTGGGACGCAGCAACGTCGATTGCTTCGATGAAGGGCGACAGCGCGATCCAGTTGGTAAATATGTTCCCAGAGGAGCGCTACGTTACCTTGCGAAAAGGGTTTTCCGTCCATGCTACCGGGATGCCTTCTCGCGTTGAAAGCGTTATGGCGTGGCAAGGCCCTACAGGTAAGGCGTTATTCTCGGCTTCGGGATCGAGCATTTATGCCGTCACATCTGCGGGAACGGTTGGCGCGGCGGCTGTGTCGTCGCTTACGTCCGCTCAATGGCAATCGTGCAACTTTTCGACATCTGGCGGGAATTTCCTGTTTGCGGTGAACGGTGCCGATGCGCCGCGTCATTTCAACGGCACGACGTGGGCAACGCCGACGATTACTGGGATCGGTACGCCCGCCAATCTGATTACCGTCGTTCCGCACAAGCGCCGGCTCTGGATGACGGAATACGGCACGACGAAGGGGTGGTATCTCGGGACGGAAGCGATAGCCGGCGCGGCGACGGCATTTGATTTCGGGCCTCTGTTCTCGCGCGGCGGTCCATTGTGGACGATCGGCACGCTGATGGGGACTGATACCGGGCAAGGGCCTGACGACCTGTTGGTTGCGATTTCGAGTGAAGGGCAGGCGGCGGTTTACTCAGGGACCGACCCAGCTACCGCCGATACGTGGGCGCTGGTTGGCGTTTACGACATGCCGCGGCCTTTGTCCCGTCGGTGCCTAGCCGAGATTGGCGGCGACCTGGCGGTGATTACCGACCAAGGGATTGTTTCGATGCGCCAGATCATTCGCGGCGGCGATGAAATGGCGATCAACACCGCATACACGGCCGGGATCAGGGATGCGTTTGTTTCCGCTACGGAGCGCTGGGGCGGGAATTATGGCTGGGAGTTCACGCCATACCCAAGCGGGCGCATGGCAATCCTGAACGTACCGGAGAGTTCTACGAGGTCATCACAATACGTCATGAACTTGCTGACTGGGGCGTGGTGCAAGTTCACCGGTCAATACGCCGCGTGTTTCCGTGTGCTTGAAGACAAGATCTATTTCGGAGGCGATGGCATTGTGTATCGCGGAAATTCAGGCGAGAGCGATGCTGGTTCCGCGATCAATTGGCAGGTGCAATGGGCGTTCAATGCTTTTGGGAAACCGGGGATACAGAAGCATTTTAAGCTTGTCCGTCCGTTGATCGAGACGACCGGGAGCGTAACGCCTCGGATCAAGGTGAACGTTGACTATGACGTTTCAGATCCAACCGGGGCAAGTTCGTATTCTGCCGGCAGCAAGGCGAAATGGAACCAAGTTAAATGGAACGAGTTTGTCTGGAATGGGGCGTATCAGGCGAAGAACAAGCGGTTCAATGTCGGCGGGTCTGGGACGGTTGGCGCCGTGAATATCAAGGGTACGGCGCTTAACATGAGTTTGCGTATTGCGTCTGTTGAAGTGGTGTATGGCGTTGGCGGAATCCTCTAGGATAGCGACGGATCGCGAAATACCGGGGATCGGCGCGATTGTCCGCGAGTGGGTTGCGCTGCACATTGACGTTCCGGGCATCAAGAAAGGCGCTGACTTCGGGGACGGTTTCGCGCTTGCCGTAGTCCGGAACGGGCATATGGTGGCCGGTGTTGTCTATAATTGTTGGGATCAAGAGTGTAGGACGATCCAGGCAAGTGTTTGCGCCGGCACTCGAATGTGGGCAACGAAGCCGCTTGTTTTGGGGTTATTGTCGTTCG